GCCATAACAATATCTGGTACGGGATTGTCAATCATTTTTTTAACCTCTTTTTGTTAGTGATATATAAATTGGCATATTTAACTGCCAATTCAGTTTCTTGGTTTGTTTCAGCCCATTTCATAGCTTTATAAATAGTTTCCAGGGCTTTGAGTTCATTACTCTTTTTTGGATCGTTTTTATCGTTTCCTTCAGTTTCCCATTCATAGATTTCATAGGCTTTATTTGCCCATCTATAAGCGGTAGATTCTGGTACGTTAGATTTCATTAATGTTGTTACAACATCATTTTTATCTAAGTCTTTACGAAAAAGAGTTAAAGCTAAGTTTTGACCTTCTTTTTTATCCATTTTCTATTTTTTCACTAAATCGATTACCTACCTTTTTAAACTTGAGATAAATTTCATCAAATTTTTCATTATTGTTAAGGCATATTTCAGCATCTTTAATACATTCATCAAGAAATTTATCACCTAAAAATTTGGTAACAATATTTAATTGGTTCGTAATATCCTTATCAAGTTTTGATAAAGATTTTCCTGGTTTCATAGTTGTTGATTTCATCAAAGCAACTGTTAGAGATGTTTTTACTTCGGATAATTTCATTTGTCTTGGTACTTAAATTCTTTGTTGTAAAATTTTTTATGGTTCGTAAATTGCTCTTCAGATAACATACGAAATAGACCAAATATATCTTCGGATTGAATTAATACATCTGCATGATCCTGATCTTTATGTTTATCACAGTCAATACCTAGATTTTGTTTAAATAGTGTCCAGTGCCCATTCTCATCATGGAATAATTGATAAACACCTAGTAAACTTAAAGTATCACTTGTATTGGATTGTGATTCATCATAAGCATCAAAAAATTTAGCGAAAATAAATTCGGATTCAGTTCTTTTCATTTATCCAAACCCTCTAAATATATTTTTTCTAATGGATCGCTTTCTTCTCTAAAGGAAAAACCATTATCAACATTATCCTGGGGAATACATATTCCTAGACCTGGATCGCTTTGTCTTAAGAATAAATGAACTGGTGTTCTGCCAGTATTAACATCCCATAAACCATTCCATAACCATAAACCTAGTTCATTAAAAACTTTTAAAGGTAGGCTTTCATGGTTTCCGTTTCTAAGGAAATTATAAACGGTACGAGTACCGCACCAATCAATGCCCTCTAATTGTATTAAGTCTTTAAATTGACTTTTTCTTATTGAGCTTTCATGCTCAATTTTATTAAAAAGGTTAAACCTTTCAATTTGTTCATCATGTATTCTCTGGTTCGGTAGACCCATAATGCCAGAACCAACAATAAGAACATTTTTCTGAGAATTTTCAGTAATTTTCATTTTTGGTAAGTTTTGAATCTTAGTTCCTTACTATAATACAGTAGTATTTTATTAACTGCAAATAAAAAATTCTCATTCTTAAAATATGTTTTGGCCTTTAATGTAATTTTGGTCTTTAATGTCCTTTAATAGTATTTTTAAGTTTTTTGAAAAATGTAGTCATAATTAGGTTTTTTGGCAAAAATTGCTACTAAATTTTAAATTTTTTTATAAAAAATAATAATTTTAACTCAAATTTTTATTTGTTACAATAAAAATTATAAATATTTTAAAATCAAAATAAAAATTTATTTTCTTGACAACTTTTTTATTATTGTACTACAATACATTATAAGTAGAAAAATTATTCTACACTAAAAAAATTATTATGACTAATCAAATTATTTCTTCTCCTTTTGCTGACTACATCCAAGAGCAGAAAAAACAAAAGTATCTTAAAAAAATTGATGTTTCAATGATTGCTAGTTATCACATAGCATATTATGAAACAATAATAAAATTAAGAAAAAGTACTATGAATACTCTTTCCAAAAATAAAGGAAAGATATTAAATAAAAATATTCTTGAAAAAATAAATCAAGATATTAATTTAGTAGTACCTTATAACGATTATGGATTGAAAGCATATCATCAAAAACCAGAAGGTAGAACAGAAGAAAATAGAATTTATTTTTATTGTCATCATCAAAATAATTATTTTGATATAGATAAGTTTGTTTGTGATGTTATTATTTCAGAAAGTGCAAAAAATAGAAACTCGGAAACATTATTAAAATCTGAGAAAATAGATTATGATAATATTTATTATTTAAATGCAAAAAGAATTGAAGGTAATTATGAAGAATTAGAAAAATGGAAACATATTAAATTAAGTTCTTATGATATACAATATAGAGTAGATCAAATAAATAGTTTAAAAAATGAATTAGATAGTTTTACAAAATTATTTGATAAGGGAGAAGGGTTTATACATAGTAATTATAGAATTATGGAGTTAATCCAGGATAGCCCAAAACATAGCAATAAGATGAGATCTTGGCTAACTAATCAGGAAGAATATCTTATTAGTTACGAAGAATTTAGAAAAGAAAACAAGTAAATAAATTAATTGTTAATAATTGTAACAAATATTTCTATTGTACTACAATAGTAAAATTATTATGGCTATAATTAATATAAGAAGATAACTCAAAAAACCAACTTCTTATCTAACCACATGAAATTATTTTCACTATACCTAGCAGCAATTGTTTTAACTCTGCTACCTTTTGTAAGTATTGCTAACAACATTAAACAAGACTTACAACAAAGAACAGAAAAGATAGATTCTGTTATTTCTTCATATTCTACTTACTTACAAAATAGTTAATTATGAAGTACTTAAAAAAATTTATTCTTTTCTTTATTCCTACTATCAAATTTAGTATTGATAATTTCAATAATTTTTATGATACACTCCAGGAAGAAACAGAAATTTTTATTGAAGAATTAAACTGTTGTTATTTAGAAGGGATTTTAAATTATACTTATGATGGATGTTTAGAAGAAAACATTTGCGAGCAATTTCTAAATGAATATGATTTAGATATTGATGACTACATAACAGACACAGGAAATTCTGATTTATCAGTCATGAATGTTATTGATTATGTAGGAATCTAAAAAACAAAATTAAAAACAAAAATAAATTAATCCTATTGTAAAAGATAGGATTTTTTTTTATGCAAAAAATTATTCTTAGAAAATAGTTTTTATTGTTTGGGTTTTTTCTTTTCTTTCTGTTGCTATTGTGAAAGATGTTTTTTGAATTGTAATTGTGGTAAGTGCTATTGCAGAAACTACCCAGGGAAAATAATAATAAAATGATGTAAGAAAAATTATAGATAAAAAAAAATTATGTTGTTTTCTGGTTAGCCCCTGCCTGGCCCGGCTTTTCCCCGGGCTTCCCTGCCTGCTACTGCCTGGGGGGAGTGTAACAAAACTGTGTTAAATGTGTGTCAGAACCCTGAACCTACTGATAAATCTAAAAATTATTTCTCTCTACATTATTTATTATAGTACAATACTACAGTAGTGTCAACTATCTTTTTGATTTTCTATTCGTATAGCTAGTTCTGGAGCATTTATGTTTACAGTCTCCACACTCTCCCCTACTACTTTACCCAATGAATCTAATATTTGAGCAGCAGTCTGTAACTGACCTTTTTTGACAGCCTTATCAAAAAGTCTAACCCTCATAGCTTGAAGTCTAGCTATCATGTTTTCTCTATCTTTCTGCCAATCCTCATCATTCCATTTACTAACTTCCTTCCAATCGTTCCATGCAGTTTTTACGCACACTCCCTCTCTAGAAGAATGTTCTAAAACCAAGTGCCTTGTAGTAAGACCTTCCAACTGTCTTTTGTATAACCTTTGTCTTCTTTGTTCTATAACCATATCAGGGGATCTCCCTGGATTTCTTTTCTTTGGAACGGACCTATCGTCAAAATTCTGTAGGATTGCTTCTGTCACGGACTGAAACTTATGTTATTAATTGAATAATAACCTTAAAATAGCTAATTAGTCGATAAAAACTACAAAATAAATTAAAATTAGGGTTATTTTGTACTACATGAGTGTAAAAACACGAGAAAACTTAACATTGAGATGGGCACAGGGGGAGGTATTCAATGCAAAAAACAGATTTAGAGTGTTGGTAGCTGGCAGAAGATTTGGAAAATCCTATTTATCTTGTATTGAGCTTGTAAATGCAGCTATTAAACGACCAGGCGAAACATATTTTTATTGTGCTCCTACATATCGCATGGCAAAAGATATTGCCTGGAAAGAATTAAAAAAATTAGTGCCAACTTCCTGGGTAAAAAGCAAGAACGAAACAGATTTAAAAATTGAATTAATAAATGGCTCACTTATTGAATTAAAGGGAACAGAAAACGCAACAACGTTAAGAGGTAGAAGTTTAGCTGGTGTTGTATTAGACGAGGCAGCATTTATGGATTCTGACGTATGGTTCCAGGTAATTAGACCAGCATTAGCAGACAAACAGGGTTGGGCACTTTTTATTTCAACACCCGATGGCACGGCAAGTTGGTTTTATGATTTATGGTGTTACGTTCCAGAAGATGTAAGTGGAGATTGGAAAAGATGGAGTTTTACCACGATAGATGGGGGAAATGTTCCAGCAGAGGAAGTAGAAGCTGCGAAGGCTCAATTAGACAGCAGAACATTCAAGCAAGAATTTGAGGCAAGTTTTGAGAACCTTACTGGTTTAGTGGCTGTTAGTTTTAACGATGACAATATCAGCAATGAAGTTCAGGATTTACAAATGTTACCTTTAATTTTGGGGTTGGATTTTAACGTTGATCCTATGGCAGGAATCTGTGCAGTTAAACATAATAATTGTCTTTATGTGTTTGACGAGATCATGTTGACGGGTGGAGCAACAACTTGGGATTTTGCAGAGGAGGTTATCAGGCGGTATGGGGTAGATAGACGAATTATTGCTTGCCCTGACCCTACTGGTAGTGCTAGAAAAACCAGTGGAGTTGGAGTTACGGACCACAATATTCTCAGAAGGAGTGGATTTACAGTTATGAGTCCAAAATCTCCCTGGAAGATTAGGGATAAAATTACCTCAATAAATACAGCTTTGTACGATGCAAACGGAAATCGTAGAACATTTATCCACCCACGATGTAAAGAATTAATAAAAGCACTTAGAACTTTGACTTATGCCCCAAATACAGGATTACCAAATAAAAGCCTGGGAGTGGACCATGCGTTTGATGCTTTCGGGTATCTTTGTTTGCAGCAATTTAACCTTGTCAAACCAGAGACATTAGGCCAAACTTCGTTTAGAATATACTAAGAGTTTCTTTTTATTATGGGCTATGGCTATGGTGGATCAATGAAATCCACAACAAAAAAGAAGAAGAAGAAAAAGAAAACTAAGAAGAAATGAGACGTTTTAGACGGGTGAGACGAGATAAAAGAACAAATGTACCTAGCAAATACCTTGCAGGTGCAAAAAATAGGTCTGCAAAAGCAAAAGAGATCAAAGAAACAGCCAAAAAATACAAAAAAGGTCAATATATTGACATAAAAGCCATCAACAAATCACGAACAGCCCAAAATGACGACAAGAAGAAAACCTCTAAGCGAAAAAACAAAACAAACACTAAGAGAAAAAGCAGATAAAAGCCGTTTTACCTACGATCAACTGTCTCAGGTGTATCGCAGAGGACAGGGAGCATACTTATCATCTGGATCGCGTAACGTACCAATGGCAGCATGGGCTATGGGCAGAGTAAATAGTTTCATTTCAGGCAGGGGAGGTGCCAGAAAAGCTGATGCTGATATACTTAGGAAGAAGAAAACCAAGAAAAAATGACTGAAATCACCGATGAGATGCTTGACGCTATCGAAGCAGTCAAGGGCAAACGTAATCCTGCACTTTGGGATCCCAGATGTGAACAATATATGAGGAATAACAGTAAAGATACTGTAAAAAAGTCAACTACAAGTTAAAATAATTTTAAATACTCTTTTTTCTTAGGATTATGACATTTTTTCGTGGAGAGGAAGGTTCTGTTAAATTTAAGAACGCTTCTGGTACAACTGAAGCGGTAGTTTCTACAACTGGCTGGACATTAGATACAACAAAGGACACATTAGACGTGACTGCTCATGGAGCGACATCAAGAAGTTTTGTCGGTGGATTAATATCTGCATCTGGAACTATTGATTTTTTATATACAGCAGCTAGTGGCAATGAAACTGCAAACTTATTGGCAGATGTTTTAACCACAGAAGATGCTGGTGATGCACAATTTGAATTATTTTTAGATACATCAGGTAGTAAAAAAGTAAGTTTTAGTGGCATTGTTACAGGAACAAGTCTATCTGCTACAACAGGTGATCTTGAAACTGTAAGTGTTAGTTTTGTTTCTTCTGGTGCTATTACCAACGCTGCATAATGCCTTTGAAATCCTACTCAAAGAAACAGCGTAAGCTTGCTGCGGTTGCTCCACCGAGAGATAAGATCACGGATGCTGATCTTAAAAAACTACGTTCCAAGAAAAAAAGGAAAAAGAAATGAAATTAACTACTCGTCAAAAAAACAAACTGAAAGAACATTCAGAACATCATAGTGATAAACACATGGAGTTCATGAAAAGACGCATGAGAGCAGGAGATTCATTTACAGAAGCACATAAAAAAGCAAAAGCAAAGGTAGGAAAGTGAAGAAAAAAGACCCTAGATTAACTAAAAACAGACTTGAGGGATTTAACAAACCCAAAAGAACACCTGGGCATCCCACAAAAAGTCATGTTGTTTTAGCGAAAAAGGGAGATGAAGTAAAATTAATACG